AAAAAATTATATATCTCTTAGTGAAACTGATAGGAGTGACATGGGTGAAATGACTATTAAGTCAATGCAACCTTTGCAACACTCTAATGGAGGAGATGATCCCGTAACTATCACTGTATATGCTTGGGCGTCTAACGTTGTTCTAACTATGCCAACGTCACAGACTACCCTTACTGCGGCTAATTATACGCCGCAAGCAGGTATGATGAATTCGGGAGATGAATACGGAAAGGGCATTGTGTCCGGTCCCGCTTCAGCAGTAGCACACGCCGCTGGACAACTTAAAAATATTCCAGCAATCGCTCCTTATGCGCGTGCAACGGAGATGGTAGCTAAAGGCGTTGGGTCCTTAGCTACCCATTGGGGTTATTCTCGGCCCCCAATAGTCACAGACATTATACAGCAAAAGCCTACACCCACGGGTAATATGTCCAATACGGATGCTGCTGATGCTGTTATGAAATTGTCTTTAGACTCAAAACAAGAACTTACAATTGATTCAAGAACCGTTGGTTTAGACGGAGAAGATCAAATGGATATTTCTCGATTTTGTCAGAGAGAGTCCTATTTGACACAGTTCACGATGAATACCTCGCAGGTCCCAGATGCTTTGTTATGGAACACCCGCGTCACACCCTTATTGTTCGGGGTTAATAATAATGAAATTCATCCGACACCAATGGCTTATATGTCAACGGTGTTTGAAAAATGGCAAGGTTCTATTAAATATAGATTCCAGGTCGTTAAATCAAATTTTCACAAAGGAAAGATCTTGCTAAGATGGGATCCGAGAGCTAATGATACTAATATTCAATATAATACTGTTTACAGTAGGGTAATTGATCTCGCTGAATGTGATGATTTTGAAATATGTGTGGGATGGGGTCAAGCAGCCCCATTTTTGACTTGTGGTAATATGAACCCTTCAGAAACGTTTTATAGTAGTTCTAGTAGACTGCTTAATAACACAAATGGACAATACAACGGGGTACTAGAAGTTGCTGTCGTGAACAGCCTCGTATCCCCATCTACTGATTCACCAATTCAATTCAATGTTTTTGTTTCGGCATGTGACGATTTGAAATTTGGAGAGGTGTCTATTGATAAGATGAAACAATATGGCCTTTGGGCCATACCACAACCACCTTCGCAGTACGTTCCTCAATCAGGTATTGTTGACGGAGCAGCAATTGCTGGGACTTCTGAAGGAGCCACAGATGCTCCAACTAACCCTGATCCGATTGCTCCCATCGCGAAAACCTCCGCAGTGATGGATCAGACTTTAAATGTCTTCTTTGGTGAAGCTCCCAAGTCAATTAGGGAGCTTAATCGGAGATACGTCTTGCATCGCACAGACGTACGATCTTCATCTACAACTTTTAACACAAAGTTATTGAAAATTAGAGACAAAGGCCTTGGTTTATGGCCTGGATGGGACCCGGAGGGGGTCGACACGGAAGATGGCAATCCGTGTAATATTACCATTCCAACATTTGCCCAATGGTTTACTCCTTGCTATGCAGGATGGCGGGGAAGTACTCGAACAAAGTACTTATTTAGTGGTAACACTGATTCTAATCCTATTGTTTCTCGTATTGGTTACACGAGTGATCCACGTTATGTGGAATCTAGTTCTGCACTTGCAGATCCGCTAAGTGCTACTAAGAGGTTGACATATGCAAATGGCAATCTTACGGCTGGCGGATCAGCCACAACAAATATCGGAATCAACGATACAATTGAAGTTGAAATACCATATTACAATGGTTCACGTTTTTCACCCGCAAGGATGCCTAGTGCATCATTTGCAAATGGGTGTCATTCAGCTCAAGTTGATACCATTTTGTACAATCCAAATTTGGCATCTCCTGAATTGCCAGCTACACAAGCAATCATTAGATCATGGAAATCTGTAGGAGAAGATTTTACTCTTTTCTTTTTTACAGGTTGTCCAATCATTTATCGCGATGAGATCGTGATTTTGCCGTAGAAAATAACCCAGCTCATGGGTTAAAAAATATAAATGAGCTTATGAAGGGGCGCCTTTTATTTATACGCAAACAACCCTGCTCTTGGGTTTTTAAATATTAATGAGCGACCAGTCATTCGGGTGACCCGAATGAGCGGCTTTTATTTATAAAAGTCGTTGTAAGGAGCGCAAGCTCTGCATTTTATGATTTTATATCTTATGGTTTTTAATGCAGGGCTTCGCCTTGCAGGATTTTTACATTAGGTTACAATTTCTTAGAATTGCACTTACACAATGTACAGTTGTCACATAGGTTAACCATTCCTTTGTGTGAACCCAGCTGTACTTTATGTTGGTCATTTACGC